ATTGTTTACCGAGTTTATCATACAAAATTCCGTCGATAAAACTACAATTCGATTTAGACCCAATATAATAATAAGGAAATATATTGTTAAATTTCCTTATAGGAAAAACGACTTTATATACTACATGCACCTAAGTTTACTCCGCTGATAAATATCGTTATAATTTTATATATATTTCAGCGGACAACAATCAAGTTAACGTTTGACAATCCATTCCAGCAAAAAGGTCTTTAGCTTCTACCCAATTTCCTTCGATAAGAAATTCATGAGTAGCAGAACAGGTTACGCTATAACCATCTTCAAAAGTAATATTATAACATTCCGGAGACGCAACCTCTAATGTATCAGGATTCCAAACTCGCGTAACACTTCGCGAACCCAATAATGTAGAAACAGAGTCTCCAACTTCAACCAATTCCACAGGCTTATCATTTCCATCAGATAGTTTAATTTTAGTCCCCTTTATAACGCAACCTCCAGAAACGATTGCTTTTGGATAAAGACCTTGTTCCATATAAATATGATTCACCGCAACCATTGGAATATCAAGCCTATTAAGGTATGGCGTAATCATTCTAAATATAGATTTCATTGATTTCGCTCTAGACATATCTTGTACAGACTTTCCGTCAATAGCGTCGTCCATTTCTTTCTTACTCGACATGTTACCTAGCGAATCAACAACAAAAATAGCTTTATCGCCTCTTTCTAAGTTTTCTAATTGCTTGATACAATCAAATTTAAATTCTTCCATATTCATAATAGGAACGTGAAGAATCCTATTTGTATCCATATCAAGAGAAGAAAAGTATTTAATTGGAGTTCCGAACTCGCAATCGTAAAAGATCATAACAGCTTCTGGATATTTGTCCATGTAAGCCTTTGCCATAATCAAAGAAAACATACTTTTGAAATGTTTTGACGGTCCGCACCAAAGAGTCAAACCAGGAACAAATCCTCCATCAATTCTTCCAGATAAGGCAATATTAAGAGACGGTATTTTAGTCTTAACTATGTCTTTTTCGTTAAAAAACTTAGAAGAACTTAAAATAGCAGAATCTTTAATTGTAGTATTCTTCTTAATCTTATCCATTAAACTCATAATTCACCCATTTATATAAAAAAATCTTCAATACTATTCTTTTTTTCTAGTTCCCAACCAATAGTGTCTGTTATAGCTTTTAAAGGTTCTACAAAAACTTTTTCCCACATCAAATTATAATCTATACTATCGAATAAATCAAATTGTTTAGGTAGTTTTTCAGGATAAGAAATTACATTTTCTTTTATCTTATTCGGAACCTTCAGATAGCAATATTTAATTTTATCTCCATCCTTTATATATTCAAATTCCGAACTGATTTCAAAAGAATCTAGTAAAGAATTATATGTTATAGCTCCCCTAACATGAATCGGAGTACCTTTTTTGTATTTGGTGGTATGATCAAAATATTTGTTAATTCCGTTGACCCCTCTTGGGAACGAAATTTGTTCTACTTCTAGAGAAAAGAATTTTACTTTAAATTCGTTGTAATAAGAAATTAAATCTGCGTTATTACCGTCTAGGACAAGCTTAACGCAATCTTTTAACGCTTTTCTTACAACAGCAGGAGTCGAAGATTTTACAATTTCTAATCCAGTAACCTTTACTTTAGGTTCATTATAAAACACTCCCTCGTTAGCAAACACATTTAACGCGTATCTTTTTTTAGCTACAAATACGCCAGAAGAACAGATCTTTTCTAGTTTATACGAAATAGTATTCTTATAAACGTTAACAAAAATACCAAGATCAGAACAAAAGTCGTCGATTTTTGGTTGAATCTTTTCTGTAACCATTTTATACAAGATTCTAACGATTTCTTCCCTAGATTTATCTTTAGGAATAACCTTAGAAACCAGATCACCTAAATTGATACCAGCAGAATCCGTATCCATAAAAAGTATATAATCTTTATCAGTTTTCAATAAAGAATTAATATAATCGTTTAAGTTTTTAGCTGTCCACTTATTAGCTAATTGTCCAGCCAACGTAATAGCTTCTGCTAGTTTTGAATCGTAAAATCTAAAATATTGATTACCCAAAGCGCCATAAACACTATTAGCTACCAACTTGGTTGCAGTTTGTAAAGCGTTATATTTTGCAATAATATTTTCCAGTTCTTCAGTATCTTCTTTGTTTTTCTTAGCAATTTCTAATTGTTTCTGATAATCTAACATTAGGTTTTTATATTCTTTTCTCTTTAAGAAAAGATCTTCAACAATATCTGGAATAAACCCTCTAACATCAGTTCTGAAAAATTGTCCGTTCGGAGTTAAACAAACATTATTTTCTTTGAGTTTAGACAAGTCAACTTTTTTATTAAGAAGAGATTCCACCGAAATATCGTTAGACAATATTTCTTTCATATCAGAAGTTAATTTCTCTCGCTTTACAAGAGTTTCTGGACTAATGTTAAACCCGTTAATTGTAGATGGATATAGAGAAGTAGCATCTACTGTACACACCCAATTATATAATCCCAAAAGCGGAGGTTTAACATACCCTCCAGCATAATCAGAATATTCGTTCTCGTTTGTGTTCGGTACTTGAATACCCTTTTTCTTTAAGTTATTATAACAAAGAGCATCACCAAGTCTAGTTTGATGAAAAGGGTCTTCAAAATTAGTCTTAGTATAATACGCAAGAGTCAAAACTAGATAAAACAATTTACACTTATTATCTATCTTTTCTACTAGATCAACGTCTTTTATATTATACAAATAAAACTTTTGTTTGTCTTCAGTATAAAGTTTATGTAACGAACCTTCAAACTCTACCTTATGTTCACCCACTTCTTCGTAAGCAATATTATCCAGCTTATACGATTCTTGAGAATTACCGCCTGGTTGATATTTCTTATACAAATCTAAATAATCTAGGGAAGAAATTCCTACAATATTATACGTCGAATTTTCTTCATACCTACCAAACCTTTCGTTGAATTTTTTATTATTTCTTTCTTGAATAATTCCCCAAGGAGATAACTTCTTAGTTTCTTGTGGACTTACAATTTTGTTAAACCTATTGATAAGATAGGGAATATCGAATCCAGTAGTATTCCACCCAGAAACGATATCTGGATAATTCAAAGACCACATTTCAATAAAATTCTTACATAGAGAATATTCGTCTTTACACCTAACATAATTCACGTTAGACGGGGCATCAAATTCGTGATACCCAAATAGATAATATCTTTCTTCTCCAACAAATTTTACTGCTATCGAAGTTATAGGTTGAAAAGGGTTTTGTGGATCAGCAAAACCCCCAGTTTCTGGATTAGAATCTACTTCTATATCAATAATACAAATACGAATTTTAGAATAATCCCAATCAATATCCCCTTTAAATAAATCTGAAATTAAACAATATTCATATTTTGTATTACCATAGATTTTAAAATTCTCAACTGAAGAATATTGAGCTATAAACTCCTTAGATTTTTTAATGGATCCAGGTTTAATCTTTCTAAGGTTTTCCCCATAAAGGGTTTTGTACGAAGATTCTTCGTTACAAGGGACGAATAAACTAGGGGAATATGGAACTTTAGTTCTAACCTTTTTCCCGTTCTTTACGCCAGTATATAAAATATTATCGCCATACTGTTTAACATTCAAATAAAAGTCGGACATACTACACAATCAATTTCTTAGAAGGAGTTACAATACCAGAACCGAAAATTTGATTATACTGATTAAGAAATTCTTCTGCAGGATCACAAACAAACATAACATTTCTAGAATTAACGTATATTTCTTTGTCGTTAGATACTAGCGGAAACGGAATAAATCCGAAATTAGGTTCCCCAGTTCTTGTAGGAACCATACTAACCTGAACAGGATTCGTCATCTTAACAACGTCTTCAGAAACAGAATATTCGCAAATAATATCTTCGTTCGTTGTCAACTTTACACATTTTACATTAGACATCGCTTTTATCTCCTTTTTCAATTCTAATTTTTGGGGAACCATTTTTTATTGGAACGCAGATTAATTTTTCTTGTAAAGTTTCCCCTAGTTTAAATTTAATATAATCAATATATTTTTCAGAGTCTTCTTCGTTTAAGGAAGAAACGTCAATATATGCCATAACTTTATCGTTTGTTTCCATTCTCAAAATTTGAAAATCTAATCCACTATAAGAAACAAAAACTTTATTACCCCTTTCTTCAATATATTTAATAAACTCGTCTTCTCTAATGGAGGAAACTTTTTTTATTGCTTCTGAACCATCAAGGCCATTAGTATCGACTTTCACAACCAAAATGTCTTCCGGTCGTAAATTCAATTTACTAAATTCCAATTTCATATTTTCTTCCATATTATCCTCAATATTTAACAACCTGAATACCACAATCAGTCAAAAAGTTTATTCCAGAAGAATCTCTATAATCATTTTCATAAAAAACCTTTGAGATCTTTGCTCCATATATCAACCTAGAACAAACATAACAAGGATTGTGAGTTACAAACATGACCGCTCCTTCAGAAGATTCGTGAGAACAAGCTAGTTTCATTATCAAATTTTCTTCTGCGTGAGAAACTTCCGGTTTAGTTTTTAATCCAATTTCTGGGTCTTCGTATTCGCAAACATTATCCCAATTTCGCGGAGTACCATTATACGAGAACCCTATTATATTATCATTTTTAACAAGAACCGCTCCCACTTTCAACTTTTCAGCCGTGGAAAGTTCTGCAGTTCTTTTTGCAACATCCATGTAATACCTAATTAATTTATCTTTCATTATACTGTTTCGAATAATGATCCCCAAGAAGACTTTTCGTTATTCGAACGAAAATTAAAATAATCAAGATCTGCAGAAATATCTTCAATAAACTTTACTGGAGTTTTATTAGATTCAAGAATAGTCGATAGAATCTTTGTAGCGAGTTTATAAAATTTAAATTCTTCAACCTCAACCAAAGCGCTATATCCCTGTTCCATCATTTCCAATCTTTGTAGGGCAATTTTAGCACCTTCCTTTTTTACAAATTTGTCATGATTATTTCGGAAAGTCCAAGCAAATTTTACAAACTTCTTATCCCCTTCAGAAAATATATCAGAAACAATAGTTACGTCTCTATTGCGATATTCATTTCTAACATACAAAAACTTACAATTATTCATAATATAACTTCCTTTAAATTATTCGTTCGAAACGCGAACCATATTTTGTTTTAACATATAATGCAGAGTTTTATCGGTTGGTGTTTTCTTAACACCAATAAAAGATTTACCTTCTATGATTTTTTCAGGGAAATCTTTTGATGTGTAATAAGTATCAGAGTTAACTTTACTCTTCACCTTATATAGAGGTGATTTAAAATCGAGCTTCTTCATAAAAACCTCCAAAATTAACTATCAATAGACCTATATTATACACTGATTCTACATAAAAGTAAAGGGGGAGTTTCCTCCCCCTAAATTCTACTTATTTTCCAATAGAAGTTTTTTATCGACGCTAATTGGAATTTTTCTAGGTCGTTGTTCTTCCGGAACAACATTTTCAATAGAAATCCGTAGAACACCATCAACGATTTCAGCAGACCTAACCACAGAAATATCGCTTAACGTATACGTCTGTTTAAAATCTCTAGTAGACAATCCTCGGTAAATGTATGTTACCTCGTCTTTAGATTTGTCACAAGTCCCTGAAACAATTAGTTTGTTCAGATTAGTTTCGATATCAATATTTTCTGGACTAAACCCAGCAACAGCGATATGAATTTCATAATTATAATCGTTTAATTTGATTATGTTATGAGGCGGAAAAGAAGGTGGTTTTGTATAACCAAGTAACCTATCTACTTCTTCGAAAGTAGATAGTAATCGATCAAATCCAACTGTCATTGGAAGTATGTTTTTACCATATGCGTATGTCATAGTTTTTCTCCTTAAATATAAGCAAGAGTTAACAAAACTAACTTCCCTAAAAAGGCGAAGTTATAAGAGAGGAATATTTAAACAGCCGACCCTCTCACTGCTGTTCCCATCCCGGTGGGATATAAAATCAAGAATTTTGTGTATTAAATCGTTTCCCGCCAATAGAATATTTACTTTCTAAATTCCATTCAGGTTTCTCTTTAAACGTTAAAATTTTTATTTGATTCATTTCAACAACTTTTGAAGAAATAATGGTTCTAACTTGAGGGGAAATTTGAAACAGTTCCCAATCGTGTAGTAACAAAGCTATAGTATTTCTTCTAGCAATATCATTTTCACTAAAATCTGACTGTCTACCGTCTAACAAAAATAATTCCTTAAAATGCATTAAATGATAGAACCCTTGTTTATGTAGAATATGACAACTTTGCCAAAGAGTTTGTTCTTTTCTGGAAGCAACCCCTATCCTTGTCAAAGTTTCCCTAATCTTCAAAAAAGAGTCTTCGTCTTTTAATAAAATTGGTATTCCATAACCTTTAAAAATATCGATAGACATAATTTATCCCTTAATATAATTACAATAATTGTATTTATATCATTTAGTTTTTCCACCTTTATCCAACTGGTTTTTTATAAATTCTATATCATCCATGTTCAATAACGGCAATACTTGTTTCGCTTTTTGTGTACTATATCCATAATATTCCTTTATCAATTCAATTTCAGCAGGTTCTGTATACTTAATCCATTTTTGATATTTTCGTTTATACGCTCTAATTGAGTGGAAAAGGTAATCGTATTGCAGTTTTTTATCAAGATGATGATTGATATTCATTTCAGAAACAAAATACAAACAATCAATATGAGAAGAAATTGCTTTATTAACTATAAAAGGCAAATAACTTTTTTCGTCTTCTTCCGTCGAAATACAATGTTCTTTTGTTTGTAGAACAGAAGGTATAATCTCTTTAAATATATCAGGCATTTTTAAACTCAGCCTCGATCATAAGTTCTGTAAAAAACGCCATTAATTGTATTTCAGGGTCAGCAACAAATCCCGTTTGATATTGATACTTGGCAATAGTCAATATTACTGGAGGAATAGAACTTGGGGATAAAAAATCGTATACTCCGTCATAAATTTTCCTGTAAATAGTATTATAATCGTTGTCGATATTATTTGTCACCCATTCCCTAACGTTAGAAAAATCCTTTTCTTTCAAGGCTTTGATTAGATCTTTAAGTTGCAATTCTCCTACTTGAGAAAGTATCCCAATATCAATTTTACCGTTAACGGAATATCTTTGTATTTCGTTTAATACTCTTCTATTATCAGGATACCATTTCGTAACAAAATTTGCTACTGCCTCTTTATCATAAGGAATATTTTCAAGTTCCAGGATGGTGCATACCCTTTTGAAGAACTGAGTCAGAAGCTTTTTTTTATCATTCTTTGTTATAGAAAAATCAACAACTGCACACCTAGACTGAATAGCTTCTGGGAATTTATTTTTATGATTCCCAGTCAGAATAAATGTACAGTTTTTAGAAAACGATTCAATCCCAGCCCTTAACGCCGCAAAAACATTTGCTGTCAAAAAGTCGGCTTCGTCAATAATAATAACCTTCTTTCCCCCAGAAATACTTACAGAAGAAGCGTAGTTTGTTATTTTATTCCTAAAAACGTCAATACCGTTTTCGGAACTTCCGTTAAGGAATAGATAATC